AGCCGGTAAATCCGGCGAACATCTTCAATGCCGTCGGCGGCCTGCCCGACATGGATAAGCTGCGCGCGGCGTACATCGAGGCGACAAAGAGCCAGAGCCCAGAGGGTAAGACCCCAGAGGCCAGAGCCGGTGAGCCCGCCGCGCCGGAGGGCGCGGTGTTCAATTTGAACACCGGCGCGATCGCAATTGCAGAGGCCGAGGCGGCGCTGCAGCGCGCACGCGCGGAACTTTAAGGCAACACCGCACAATGAAAGCTGCGGCGGTATTGCCGTAAAAAATCAACCGAACTTTTACTCTTGAAGGAGGAAAACCACATGAAGAAGAAGCTGCTGGAGCTGCTGAACAAGAAGCAGGGCATCGTAAACCGCATGAAGTCCACCAACGAGGCGGGCGACACCGCAGGCTTTGCCGCGGCGCAGAACGAGCTCGCCGACGTCGACGCGGAGATCGCGCGCGTACAGGCCATCATGGATGCAGAGGCGTCCGTACCGGCGCCGGAGGGCGGCATGCCGCAGGAGCCGGGCGCGCAGTCCGGCGAGGGCGAGGCGGTAAACTCCGCTGAGTGCATGCACGCCTTTGCGGAGTGCATCCGCGCCCAGGCACGCGGCAACCGCCGCGCGTTCGACGAGAATGCGGACATCGTGCGCCGTGCGGCTGCCGTCGAGAACGCGAACCAGATGACCGAGGGCACCCCGGCGGACGGCGGCCTGATCGTGCCGGAGGACGTGCAGACCACCATCAACGAGCTGCGCCGCAGCCTCGTGCCGCTGGCGGACCTGTTTTCCGTCGAGAATGTGTCCTTCCTGTCCGGCACCCGCGTCGTCGACACCCAGCCGACCAAGGGCTTTACCAAGATGAGCGAGATGGAGACCATCCCGAACGACGATAAGCCGGTCTTTGCGAAGCTCAGCTACAAGGTAGAGGACTACGGTCTGTTCCTGCCGGTTTCCAACGACCTGCTGCGCGACACCGACGAGGCGCTGCTCGCGTATATCTCGCGCTGGATGGCAAAGAAGCAGGTCATCACCGAGAACAATCTGCTCGTGACCAAGCTCGCCGCCCTGGACGCTGCGGCAACGGCTGCAACCGCGGCGAACGTCATCGCAACGCTCAAGAAGCTGCTCAACGTCTCGCTCGACCCGGCTATCTCGGCAACCGCGCACTTCATCGTAAACCAGGACGGCTTCAACGCGCTCGACCAGCTGCTCGACGCCAACAAGCGCCCGCTGCTGCAGCCGGATCCGTCCGCCGCTGTCGGCAAGATGCTGTTCGGCCGTCCGGTCTCCGTCGTTTCCAACGGTACGCTCGCGTCCGTGACTTCGGAAACGTCCTCGCCCTCGACCACCACGCCGATCTACTTCGGTGACTTCACCCAGTACGCGACCCTGTTCCGCCGTCAGCCGATGGAGATCGCGTCTACTGAAGTCGGCGGCAGCGCATGGCGCACCAACTCCACCGAGGTCCGCGCGATCACCCGTCTGGACGCGCGGGTGTTCGATTCTGCGGCGGCGGCTGCCGTCAAGCTGACCCTCTCGTAAGGATGGCAGAGGCGGAGCGGCTTGCGGCCGTTAAACGCTACTGCAAGATCGACTACAGCGAGGACGATGAGCTGCTCTCCGGTCTGCTCGCGGCGGCGGAGGCCTACCTCGACGGCGCGGGATGCGTGCGCGAGGGGCACGAGGCGCTGTACGACATCATCGCGCACGCGATGGTGCTCGAGCAGTACGAGGGGCGCTGCGTCGACAATGCGGCGCAGGCGCTCCAGTCCGTGCCGCCCATCGTGCGGCAGATGCTCACGCAGCTCAAGCTCGTGTGCGCTTACGAGGGAGGCGACAGCTGATGGCAACTCAGGTCAGCGATCTGCGCGACCAGGCGGAGGTCTGGCGCGCGGCGGCGCACGAGCAGGACAACGGCGAGACCGTTTACGAGTACGCTTTTCAGCGGACGGTCTGGGCGGCGGTGACGCCGACGTCCGGACGGGCGGAAAGCCTCGAAGGCGGCGCGACGCGGGCGGAGCTTACGCACCGCGTCGTGGTCCGCGAGGCAAGCCTTCCGGACATCTGCCGGGAGATGTACTTTGTCGTGCGCGGGCTGCGGCTCGATGTTTCGTACTGGCTGCCGATCTACAGCCGGCGCGGCTGGATGGAGATCTTCTGCACGGCGCACGAGGGCGAGGTGACGGCCGATGGCACGTGACGGCTTTACATGCAGCGAGATCTATGCGTTCGCGGACGCACTCCGGGACGCGGACAAGGAGACCACGAAGAAGGTCAAGAAGCTGCTGCGCGACCACGGCACGAAGCTGCGCCGAAAGACGGCGCAGAAGGCGCGCGCGAAGGTGCGCAAGCAGGCGGTGCACCGCAAGGGCGTCGAGCGTGCCGCCGGCACGTACCACAAAAGCATCAAGCGCGGCAAGCTCTACTACCGCGGCAAGGCGGTGTGCATCCGCGTTTACTCGTCCGACCCGGTGGCGCATTTGCATGAGTACGGCTGGCGCGTCAAAAAGCGCGACAAGAGGACCGGCAAGCTCATGGAGGGCAAGAAGGTGTTCGACTCGGCGCGCGACGAGTACGCGCCGACCTTCGCGGCGGCAGTTGAAGAACTGGCAGATGA